TGAAAAGCAAAGTTTAATTGATTTTTTAATGTTTCTAAAGACGCTGTTAATTGTCTTTGATTATTTGAATCATATTTTTCACTAGGCTCTGGTATTTGTACTGTAACTTTAGCCATTATCTTCTACCATCTGGTTGAAAATCAAATCTAAATAAACCTAGTCTCCAATTTTCATCTGTTGAATCGTTTTCTATTTTTAAAGCAGCTAGTCTTGCTCTAGCTCTAGTATCTATTTTAGTTGTAGAACTGGTTACTGTAAATGGCCCTAAAGGAGAACTGGATTGAGAATTTGCTGGATAATCTCTTAACTGCATTGTAACTTTAGCATTACCTTGCAACACTTTAAAATCTGGAACAAATCTTCTTATTTTTATAAACACTTCTCCTTCTCCTCCAATGTCTAAATCAAAGTCACCTGATTCAATAAAGGCAGCTATAGCAGTTTTGTTACCATTAAAGTCTACTTCATTGACTCCTGTTTCATGTTGGTAATATGTAGATTTACCTTGAGACGCACTTATACCATTAACTGTTGGAAAGTTAGGCGCACTGTTTTGTGTAAATTTAGTCCCGTAAGGTTTATCAAATACAGCTTGGTCTGCATAAGATGATCTTGCTAAAGTTCCTGTTACCCAAGTACCTTCTAAATAATTATAGATTACCATTCTATTTACAAAATTACTTGATGCATCAGGATAAAACCAAATGATTTCATTAAATAAACTATTGTGTGATGCATATACCTGTTGACCAGCATTAAAATTTAAACCTGGGTTAGTCCCTGTTGTTTTAAATACAAAGTCTTCTACAGGACAAGACATTCTTTTTACAGATCCATCGTAGGTAAAAAATCCACCTTCATCAGACATCCAATAAACTGAGGTGTCTACAAACACCATTGAGTTTTGTCCTAGCACACCACAATTAGATCCTACTTGTCTAATAGAAAATGTAAAAGGCGGACCGACAAATTGCATGATATATGCCGAAGTATCAGTGCCAACAAACGTAAAGTCTTTACCTTGAACCGCACCTCTTATTTCAGTCCCAGAGTCTAATTGAAAAGTCCCAGCAGTGTTAACTGATGTAGGTTGATACACACTTTTGTTTTCTTGATCAGAAAATCTAATAAACATTTTATCTTGTGTAGAGGGAGACCCAATTGTTGTTTCAGTTCCTAAATGAAACAAATGTCTATCTCTATCGGACACAATAGTCATTATAGATTTTGTAGGATTATTTGTAATACTAGTTGCTCTTGTTTGTAGTGCAGCTGTATCTGTGTTTAATGGAGACCATTCAAAGGATCTGCCGTTTAAAACAGTAGCTATTAAAATTTGACCGTAGTTATCCAAAGACCATAATCCAGGATCCAAAAAAGTATTAGTAGTAGTTCTAGCAGTCCCCCAAGTTCCTGCATCCCAAGTTCCTGCACCCCATCCGTATCCAGGTGTTTGAACTAATGGGCCAATTTTAATGTAAGGTAAAGGGTCTAATGTTCCGTCGTTCGTGGCCCCTGTACCCGTTTCCGCAGTAGGCATTTGAATTGTAAAAGTTGTAGTACTCGGAACTGTTTTAACTTCAAACAAAACATCATCAAAATCAGTAGCCGTATAATCTGTTTGACCACCAGTAAAAGATCCCGCATTTTCAAATGTAACAATGTCTCCTGGTTCTAAATCATTTGCTCCTGTAGTTGTAATGGTAACAGTTGTCGAGCCGTTTGTTGTAGTAATATCCGCTCCTGTTTGCTGTCGGTCAGGGTCAATAGGAGTAATGTCATAAAACTGACCTGAGTAATAGATGTATAATAATCTATTAGTACCAATCGCAGCATACTTACGACTATCTAAATCTGTAAAAGTATGAATTGCTCTTGACACTCCTATCAATTCAGAAGAAGTTTCTTGAGCCCAACCCCCTATTTTTTCAGGTTGACCATATCTAAAACGTACATTATCCCCATCTACCCAGTTGTTTTCATTCTGGGTGTCTGTTAATTGTTTATTAAAACCAGGTCTAAAAGGTATTTTTGTTAAAGCCATGACCTATTTTACAATAAATTTAGTTTATAGTATAGAGTGGAACTAGTCTTTTATTTCTTTTAATTGACATATTATAGAATATCTTTTTGACTTGTCGTCAGAAGCCCAGTTTAATGGACTGTGGAAAGTATTAGCATGCCATGACACAGCTCTATTTTCATTAAAACCAATATGAGTATTTAATTCACCTCTTAAATAAAAACCAGTTCCTTTGTGTAAATCGTTATTTCCTTTAATATAAATTATAATTTGATAATCACATTCATCACTATAATCATTATGAACTACAGGTTTGACAGTGGCCAACATAGTATAAGAACAAAATCTTACTTTAAATTTTTTATTCCAAATCTCTTCACATTTATTTTTTACAATTTCTTTTATTTCCTTTTCTACAGGACATGAAAACCAAATATGATCCACTCCTTCTATGTAATTATCATTAGGATGATAATTATACCTATTAATAAGTAAATGTATTTTTTTATGTAAGTCTTGATCTAAAAAATTATCTTTTATGATTATATCAAATGTTTCTTTCATATTAATCTTTTTTATTAGGAGAGATAAAGGATTGAATAGATAATCTAGGCATAATTGGAGATAAGACAGTATTTACTTTATGCATCATAGGTGATTTAATTATTACAACAGAATTACCTATAATTGGAATAAAACCAAATTCATTTTCATGTTTATACATAAATTCACCACCCCATTGTTGATTCCAGTTGTGGTTTAAATAATAAGTTATTGCATAATCATGACCTACATCTGAGTGCCAATTTATACCACTATTTTTTTTCATATAGTGTATACAAAAACTCATTTCTTTTGCATTTAAATGAACATGAGGAAGATTGCCTAATATATTTGCTAGGTTAAAGAAATAATTAGGTTTCATATTTACTTTCATAGGTTCAGTTAAATTGTTATATAAATTTTTATCCCAAGTTTCACTTACATTTCTAAACAATAATTTTTTACGTTCTTTTAAAACATCATCATGTATTCTTTTGTATTCTTTTTTTGGTAAAAAATCTTGAAAATAAAAAAATTTATCTTCTATACATTTATTCAATATCATTAGCTTGGTCTATATTATATAAAAAACAATTTATGCTATACCTTGTGCCTTTTTTAATTTTTTTAGTGCCGTGAATAAAAATAGGCTCTGCTGGAAAAATAATAGAATCTCCTGTTTTAAAAGTATATAATTCTTTTCCTGAAAAAAAACTAAACTCTCCGCCTTCATAATCTTCGTTTAAATTTATAGTGCAAGCTGCTCTATTTCTTTTATTAACATCTAAATGATCTATTATTTGTTCTCCTTCTTTGTATCTCATAATACGAATATTAGAAGTAGTGGTAAACCATTCGGAGTTTATTGCGGAGCTTATATTTATTTTTAAAAATTGTGTATAATTTAAAATCATCATTTCAATGTATCTAAAAGCTAAATTTTTTGCTTGTTCGATTTCAGGATTTTTTTCTGATAAGTTATTTAAATGTAAACATTTGAAATTGTCTAACTGGTATGAAATAGGTTCTCCTTCAATAAGTTTTTTACTAGCTTCTTTATCTGTTTTTTCAATATTATTTTCAAACAAATCTATAAAATATTGACATACCTTTTCAGGCATGATTTTATCTTTTCTGTATATAAGGTCTTTTATTTTTAAATTCATTATTGTTTCGGTAATAGGAACCATGAAGTCATTAAATATTTTTCACCTTTCAAAGGTTGATTGCCTCTGTGCACATATGGAAAGCCAGCTGGAAAAATAACTACTCTTCCTTTTTTAGGTTTAATTCTCATGGATTGGTATAAGAATTCAGTTTCCCCTCCTTCTTTTACATCATTTAAATAAATAGAAAACACTAAAGCTCTAAATGCAGAATCTACTGACGGCCCATGCTCTAAATGCCAAACGTGGTAGCCTTCTCCTGGTATTGTTTTTTGAATTTTAATATATGTGTAATCAAAACGTGGTACATCATAAAATTCTTTTATTGAAGTTTTTTTAGAATAATGGGAAAGAACTTGATCTAAATTTAGTAACAAAGGTTTAAAACGAGTAGGCCATTCTACAACCGATTGAATATCCATAGCTTTATCATTTTTTTTATCTTTAGTGGTATTTTCTATTAAAATTCTATCATATGTTTTTTTCAATTCATCTTGTTTTTTAAAAAATTCTATGGCGTCATCACACTGTGTACTTGGAATGTACCCATCATATATTCCTATAAAATTTTCTATTTTATTTTTTCTTTTATTCATATTCTTTCGCTAAAAAACCCCGCTGACATACTTATTCTAGAGCTAATTCCAATGACTTTATGCTTAACACCTTTTGGGATAAAAATCAAATCTCCCTTAAATACATGATAATCAACTATTTTATCATTAAAAACTTTATAGACCATGTTACCATTTAAACCTATAATAAATACATCTTCTTCATCAATATGGGGTACGCCTACTTGAGATATTAAACTTAAAAATAAATCAACATTATTTCTTTGATCGTATTTATAATTAAAAGTTTTACTAAAAAAATCAAATAATACATTAAATTCTTTTAATAAGTTTACTACACCACGTATTTGAAACACGTTTTTTAAACCACTATAATTTGACTTAGACATGCTTTGTAAATCATTTTCTTCTATTAATTTACTTATTAAATTAAAATCATAAGGTCTGTTTAAAGTTACAAAATTTTTTACAAACGTAACTTTATTTTCTTTAATAGATTGTATTTGATCTTTATTTAATAACATTTTCTGGAGTGTATAAATATTTTATTTTTGATTCTTGACAAGTCATAACTGCATCCGCATACGTTTCAACAATAGGATATCCATTTAAATTAAACGATGTGTTTAATAATAAAGGAACATTAGTTTTATCATAAAATAATTTTATTAAATCATAGTAATTTGGGTTTTGTTCTCTTTTTAAAGTTTGAAATCTACAAGTGTTATCAGCATGAACACATGCAGGAACCTCATCAATTGCTTTTTGTTTGGCATCTATTGCAAATGTCATATAAGGTGATTCATCAAGTGTGTGCATATCTAAATAGTCATGCCTATGTTCATATAGTATAGTAGCTGCTGTAGGCCTCCACCATTGTCTTCCTTTTTGTTTATTTACTATTTCTTTTGCATTTTTATTTCTTGGATCAAATAACATAGAACGATTGCCAAGCGCTCTTGCACCCCATTCGGAATGACCTTGAAATATAGCAACTAGCTCCTGTTCTAATAATTTTTCTACAGCTTCTTCTTTAGTTTTTAAAATTTGCATAATAGTACGCAGCTCCTACTGCTGTTCCTCCGTCATAAGGTATTGGGTCCACAAAAAAATTTAATTCTGGAAAATGTTTTACAAGTTTGAAATTATTAGCACAATTTAAATGATAACCTCCCGATAATATAATATTTTTACAATCGCTATACGTCATAGCTCTTTCAATTTGTTTTATTCTTTCTTCAAGAGTTTCTTCTTGTGCTTTATGTGCTATCTCTAACACCTCCTTATCTAAATTAGTATTTTTATCTTTATACGCAGCTATGCCCATTAACTGACCTTCTTGATGTCCTTTAAAACCAGCTTGTCGTCTACGAATTGCATATTTTTGACCTCCTATCAAACCATTAGTTAAAATAATATCAACACCATCCTTTTTTATATTTTGTTTTTTTAAATTTTGTTTATGTAATTGAAAATAATCCGTTGCCCAATTACTAAAACATTGAAAATGACATTTTATTTCTTTTTTATTCACTTCATAAATTGATTCTATAGATCTAAAAAGTGATAAATATCTATCATTAAATTGTTCTCCTGATCCATCACAAACAACTGCAATAGCTTTTTTAAAATTACTAAAATAAAAACCCGATAATGCGTGATGAATATGATGCTGACTATTATATAGTTTTACATTATTACAGGTAACCTGTTTTAAAATATTATCCGCCATAAGTTTTTCATAATAAATACTTTGTATTCCTGGAGAAGAAAAAACCACAGCATCAAAAACTATATGTTTAAATTTTTTTAGAATTAAATATTGATAGTCACCATAAAAACAATCTGGAGGTCTAAAATGTTTAATTTTGTTAAACCTATCCTCTTCATAATATTCTTTTAAAATACCATCTTCCATATACGCAAAAGAACAATTATGTGAAAAATTAACTCCTAATACTTTCATTGATTAATAGTCTAATAGTTTATAGTCTTTGTAATAAAAATTTTTTACGTAATTAATTTGTCTATTATTTAAGTATAATCCATTTAAATTTGGATTTATGTAATTTGTTTTTTCCGCTAAGGTATTTAATTTTAAATTAAAATTTTCTTTTATCCATTTAATAAAATCTATATTAAAACCATTTTCAAATTTCCATATCTTTGTATCATAGTCTATAAAATTAATCTGAGGAACAAAAAAATTACTTTGATCATTTAAACAAAAATTATTTAATGTTTCATTAAAATAACTTTGATTTTGAAAAATTTGTTCTATTTTTTGTTCATTAAAAATCCATGTAGATTTTATCATTGATAAAAATCTCTCAAAAGGATCTCTTACAACACAAAATTTTTTAATAGGTAAATAGTTTAAATATTGATGATATTCTGGATAGGTTAAATGAGGTGCTTCCTTTCCTCTATATAAAAAATTAAAATTAGTATTTTGTACATTATAGTTGTTTATTTTAAAAGTTTCTCTTAAAAATCTGCCCCCTGTTCTTGGTATATGTATAAAATATATGTCTTTATTTATTAACATGACTTTCTTGTTTTTTCATAATCTATATATATAAATAAAGCAATGATTGAAACAATAAATGATTAAAATTATTAATACTGAAATCAATAATTTAGATAATAAAGAAATTATTAATACTTTATATAAAGTAGCAAATTGGCAATTTCCTTTTGAAAAAGGTAAAGGAGATTTAAATAACTTTGATCAAGGAATGGCTTATACTAGTTTTAAAAAAGATTTATTTGGTTTTGAACGCCATCCTGTTTTAAATACTTTTGCTGAAAAAGTATTTAATATCATAACAAATAAAAAAGGAATTATAGCTAGAATATACTGGAACTGGTATAATCAAAACTCACAGACTTTTTTTCACAAAGATAATCTTCAACATAATTTTTTTTCTATATTATATAATATTCATACCAATGATGGAGGAACTGAATTTATATTAAATAATAAAAATATTTTCTATAAAAGTAATGAAAGTGAGGCTTTATTATTTCCAAGTTTGATAAAACATAAAGGTGTTGCACCTAAAAAAAATAAACAAAGATTTAGTTTAAATATTTTATATTATATTTAAGAAGAGTAGCTTGTTGGTCTTGCACCTAATCTAGCAATTTTTTCAGCTTCAGTTTCACCTTCAACGTTACTATTATCCCAATACAATTGTAGTTGAGCTAAATGATCTGCATCCCATTTATCTATAAATTGTTGAAAGTCTCCAAGATTAGCATCTGCATAAGATGAATTAGGAGTAGTATCTCTATATTCAACTTCATCAGAAGTATTAGCCGTACCATATTGGATGGCCCAAATATTAGAAAATTTTTCTTGTGACCAGAATGCAGTGTCATTTGGAGTTTTGTAAAACCCTTGATCGCTTCCTGTTTTTTTATTTATTTTCTTGTCGTCAAATATTACTGTCCATGTTCCACTTGCTGCCATGTTTTCTCCTATGTTTTAATAATATATATTATAGCTAAATAAGGTTGTAAAGTAGAAACCGCGTTTGCGTTATGTCCATGTGCCGAATCTGAACCTTCAGTTCCAGTAGTTCTGTTACCAACGTTTGGACTTACTTTTCCACCACCAAATACTGGATAAATTCTTGGATCAGGGTCAGCTCCAGATGGAAAGTTTGGAAGCACGTGACTATGTGCTGCAAGCTGACCATCAGTTATTGAGGTATTGTTAATTGATGGAGTTACTGTATTTGCTCCACCAGTTGATGCTAAAGCTTTTGTTCCTGATTTTCCAACTGGAACATTATCTTGAAGATCAGGTAAATTAAAAGTAGTTGCTCCATCTCCAACTCCATAAGTTGTACTTATGACTGCAAATAAATCAGCAT